AATCGACGCGCCGGTGCGAATGTAGCCGTAGACCTTCAAACCAAATTCATCACGCATGATTTGAACCTGGCGTGAGAAGTTCTTGTAATCATCATCCCCGCGCTTAGACGGCCCGTTTTTCGGGTTGATAATCACAAACGGCACAACGTCACCTGCAAGCCCTACCTGGTGCCATTTCTGCTTATCCACTGGTTGCCAGTGGTCGGCGTAGAAATACGTCACCGGGACAATGCGGCGCGGGTGAGAGCGCTCTGTTTCCTCTGCCACCTGGTAGTTGAACGCGCCCTGCACTACAGGTTTGAAATCCGGGTTACCGTAGAAAACGCCGTTTACCTCAATGCGGGTAACACCCCGGAAATCCTTACCGAGGAACACAGGTGCAGCGGTCTGTTTCTGTGCCAACCCGCCGGTGATAGCAACCTCATTAGCGTAGGGTTCGATGTACACGCCGAAACGTGCACCGGTGTTCGAGCCGCGCGCGCTCTCTGCACGAAGGTTCGTAATCGTAGTGCGTTGAGCGTCGTTACAGATGTAGAAGTCAGCCGCTTCATTCACCGCCGCCGCATCATGGACGCAACCGGTGTAACTGGAAGATTCACCTAGCACCCCGGCTAACTGGTTGTCCGAGTATTCGACAACCCACCCATGACCGCCATTTTCCTGTGCAGTACAAGCACTGAAAATGTTCTTGGTAGAGCGGATATACCAACCCGCCCCGTCGTGTTGCCACTGTCGATTACGGCTTGCCCCAGCGGTCATCTCCGCACCCATAGCGACACGCGCCGCCGCAAGCTGTCCATTAGCATTTAGCTGAGGTGTAACTAGGCCGTAAATATCCTGCCAGGGGCGGAACCGCTTATTATACCAGGAAGTAGACGCAACGAACTTAGTCTGCGAGGTGTAAATCTCGATGCCCGCCGCGCCGCGCTTACCTAAGTTAGCGCTAGAAACGTCTGCACAGATAAACTTGTTATCCGCTGCTCCGCCCGCGCCTTCCGGGTGGTTCTTAGGTTTACCCACAACGATACCGGGGCCTAGAGTACGACGAATACGAAGGTTGTACACCTTCATACCCTGGTCATCCAAACCAAGAAGCGCTACACCCTCATCCATGCCCCAAATCTCAACATCCTTGAGGGTAGGTACCGCGTCCGGGTCTGCGGGGTTCTCTTGCAAGAAGGTGTTATAGACGATACCGCAAACATTGGGGATAGGCTCATGATGTTGTCCATCCGCCGTGCGGGAGGTGATGAACAGGTTTTCAACGCCGAAACGGAACAGTTTCGGGTCGGTTTTCTTGACGTTGTAGGTACCGGTATGGAACACACCGGTCTTCTCAGTCACAGCCTTATCATTTGTTGCGACTATCCAAGTGCTAGAACCGTCGCCTACCACAGTGACATGCGGCTTCAACTCAAGGAACGGGAACGATACCTTATAGATACCCGCCGGTAGGTATACCCTGCCACCGTTGATGTTCTTAGCGGCTTCATCAATGGCCGCCTGTATAGCGGCGGTTGAGTCTGTTTTTCCCGTAGGGTCTGCACCCGGTATAGCCTCTTCCGCTGGTTCAGCTGCAATTTCAGGAACCGGAGAGGGGGTAACAGCGGGAGGTGCAGCAACCACCGGCGGGGTAGGCGGTGCAGGTGCTGGAACCGGCGTGATAAGTTTATGGTCGCCACCTGCAACGATAGAAGCGAGCGCGAATGTCCCCGTAGTTACCTTATTACGCTGCGCATTGTAGAAATATGGCAAATCGTCTAGCGATACCGTCTCATTCGCGCCGGGTTTCACCGTAGCTTCGTACACCTGCCCGTCCAGACGCAAGATGCCGTCATGGTCATACAAGTACGGAATCAAGGCGTATTTCACGGGGCCGCCGTCTGCACCGTTTAGCACAAGGTCTTCAAAAACGCCGCGCGTAATGAGCTTCGATACGTCCTCAACCTTCGCACCCGCCGGGGTGGTTACAGGAACCGCGCGAACGTTTCCTGTCAAATCCCCCCACCGTAGCGAGCTTTTAACTGTTAGCGCCATAAATGCGTCTCCTATGCGTCTACTGTATAGAGTTTATTAGCCGTCCACATGACCGACGGTACGTTCAATTGCCCGCCCTGTGTCATCTCCACAGTTCCGCCAAACGGGTTTATGAGGGATAAGGTACCGTCGAAAAACGATACACGGGCGACAAGTTGTCGAATACTACCGCCTACCAGATACACTACCGGAAACATGGACTCTGCATACTGAACGGTGCGTAACTCAGGTGGAATGAAGGTGCCTAGCACACTCCAAGACCCGCCTACGTTATAACTGAATGCAGACCGAATATAGTTGAAAGAGCATTCAGCCTTGAAGCCCTCAGGTGTAGGTGTAACGTTGATACCATACTGGTTCGGCGACTGCGTAGAAATATCCCAGCCGCCCATATACAGGGGTTTGACCGTTTTCGTTCCGAGAACGTGAGACCACGCCGCGCCCTGGTTCGCCCCGTTAAGTGAGACGCGGTAAAGCGCCCGGTCATGATTGACATACGCCATGCTCCCGAACACCTGCTGGTTAGCAGGTGGGAGGGTAGCGGAATCCTGCATGTCAATCATTGGCGCAATACGTTGAGCATAGCCGCGCTTCGTAGCTTGTGAAAGTACCTGCGAGGGTTGGCGGTCTACTTCAACGAGCACCACATGCTTTTTCCCGCCGGTGTTATCCAAACTATTCTTATGAACAGTAAGCGCAACCGGCGTGGATTCAGCTTTAGTAGGGTCAAACGTCAAAGCCACAATGTAGGTGGTTTTCTGCGTTACCGGGGGTAACGGCAACCGCACCGGCTGGTAGAGGTGGTGGTAAAACCCTGCAACAATAGCATGGGCATACCCATTACCCGCCGGGGGTGATACCACGCATTGGTCTAGCGCATCATCAAAAGTAATGCGGTAATTACCTGTGCCTTCATCCAGCGTACCGTTACCGATACCGAGCGTAACAGATGCCCATTCCTCAGCAGTCAGAGGCGCATTGACTTTCGGGAAGCTGACTTGTGCTTCACCTGCCATATCCCTGTCTCCTAAATAGTTGAGATGTGCGAAATGTCGTTAAACAGCTTGCGCATTCGCACATCACGCAAATTGTCATCAACAGAGCCAAGCGTTAGAGAAACAGAACGGTTTTGGTAGCCGTCCCATTCAACTTTTGCTTGTGTAACGGGTAAGGTGGCCTGCAGACCGGGCGCTAACACGGCGGTAACCGTATCACCGATTTGGAAATTCACACCGAACTTGAGACGTTCAGTTTCTCGAAAATCGAGTTTGAGCGTTTGCTGTGATTCGCCCTTGTCTAGCTCTTCGTTCGCGGCTTTCTCCAAGTCAGCCGCTTCGTCCGTATCCCGCCGGTCTTTGAAGACCTCAATACGCCGCCCCCAGGTATTAGGACGGGTGCGAGTTTCGAGGGTACGAGACGCGCCTTCACCCTGCCCACCTACCACAACTGTAGTAGCGGTAGGTGCGCTGTTCGTTAGCTCCCATCCGAGAACTTCGCCGCCCTGTTGAGTGAATACAACGGACTTAGCGCGAACGGTAGGCGGGCGAACAACTATAAGATACCCCTTCGGTTGCGGGTAGGCTTCGATAACCATATTGCCTGCCGCCGCTAGAGTCTGACATGTTTCGAGCAGGGACTTGAGACGCGTCTCAACGGATACTTCACTACCCGCGTTGACGAACTTTGTCTCCATACCGAGGGCGCGCCGCTCAGGTAGCGCCCTCGAACCGGCGTTTAACTCAATGAGCTTATACAGCACTAACCCCGCCGGGGCTTTATCACGATAATGCGATACATCTTGTTCGTTCTCACGTTTAGCCGGGTTAGGGTATGTAAGCCTGTCCGCAAGAACCTGCAAATCGCCTACGCCGGTTAGCTCCCAGGTGGGAATGCCCTTATCGTTCTTGCGATGAATCTTCGTAAGGTCGCCACCAAACTGAACACCGTCATCACGCGCTATCACACCCCAGCCGGGGGCGATGCGGTCAAAAAACTGCGTAGACGACGGGTCTAGAGTACCTGTGAACGTGGTAGGCGTGTTGAGTCGAAACACAGCCGATAGCTTTGTGAACCGAATCTGCCTAGAGACGTTTTTATTCGGGTCGCGTAAATTCGTTGTCAGCATTACGCCCCCTCATAACCGGATAGGTACAGCGGCGTGTAGGATAACTCAATACGAGATTGAGCTGTCATGCCAGCGCCGGTGACACGAATAGCAGACTCACCGGGCGGTAATGTGAACATCTCTGAGTTATCTCCGAGCCGCGAATAGAGCGAGTCATCCGACGCTTGGATAACGCCGCCGCGAACATAGGATAGCCCATAAGTTCCAGTGTCGATAGTCAGTGTGTCGCCCGGCGCGATTTGCCCCGAAAAACCTAACTGCCTACCGGTAGCATCCTGAATCTTCAAATCAGTAATAGGCCCGGTCATAGACCATACCGGATAAACCGGGCGGTCTGAGTTGATTTGAATACGCTTACCCGTTGCCACGGCGGAAGCATCCAAGATAACAGGGAAGAACTTATGCGTCTTCACTTGTGCACCGCCGCTAATAAAAGGCTTCGAGTTAGTCTGAGTTTTCCACACAAGCGTCTGCGTACTCCCAGACCAATACGGATTTAGTGCGAGTAACTTCAAACCCATTGTGTACCAAATCTTACGATACGAAGACCCAAAGTTACCCTGCAACCCTTCCTTATAAAGGACAGGGATAGTACGAGGTGCGCGGTTCTCCGGTGTAATCTCCAAGATACAGCCACCCAAGCCGGGGTTAGTAATGCGTTGCAGTCGCCCCCAGCGTCGCATAACTTCTTCTTGGTCTTTGCCTTGGATATGCAGGGGCAAATAAATTTCGCGCTCTTTCACGCGTTGCCCCTGCATAACTGAGCCTACACCATTAGGGCTATCGGCTAGTTTGTACTCGAACTCTGGCAGGCCGAAGCCCTCCACCCCCTCAAGAAGGGTGAAAGCGCTTCGGCCTGTCGATAACAAGTAAACCGGTTCTTCCGCATCTGTAGGGTCTATAAGTCGAACCACAGGCGCTTTATTAGCCATAAACTAGTGCCTCTTCTTGCCTACGGCGGCGCTCAATCTCACGGGCTACCTCCTCAGCCGTGTAGCCCTGGACGGTGCCAATGGTGATGCCGCTGTTTACCTGTTTACTTGTATTCTCAGCTATCTTGTACATGTTCTCCCACTGTTTAGTAGTGAGAACATAATCCGGGTCTTTGCGTTGATGGTCGATAACCTGCACACCGCGCCGGATTACCCCGCCCTTATCATAAAGCGCCGGGGTAACCCTACCGCCGTCTGCATAGCCGTGCCCATGTCCGATAACACCGAGCATCCCGCCGCGTCCGTACCGAGCCGCCGCATAACGCATACCTGCAACGAGGTTAGCGAGCGGGTGCCGCCTATCATTCGGCAACGACGGGTCACGGTAAGCCGCGAACGTAGAGCCGATAACCTGAACGAGACCCTGCGCCAAATCGCCCGTAATCGTGTTTATATCGACATACCCGTTCTGAGTCACGCCGGGGTCGCCACCAGATTCAGATTGAATCTGAGACAGCCACGCATTGACGTAATCAGGTGTTACCGGTAGCCCGGCGATACCGAGAGCTTGCTCAACGGTTGGCCGCCATTGCTCAACACCCGCACCGGGGTTGAACTTAGGCACGAAAGATTTAATCTTCTCTTTCGCAAAATCGGCTATATCGTGTGCAGACTTTTGGGCCAGACCAACCGCGCCAACGACAAACTCATTACCTTTGAACTTGTCTTTAGCGAGGTTAGCCGCTGTATCCACGGGGATAAGAATCGCGTCCTTCACGCGGTCAAAACCCCAGTCCACAGCATCATCAACGGCTTTACCGGCGCGCGCATCAAGAGAACTGTTCTGCCTCTTGATAGCGTCCTTGACCTTATCAGATGGTACCCATCCACCGTCTGCAAAGCCAGGTACGCGCCCGCCATTAGCGAATCCAGGAATCTTACCATGTTTGTTGAGGTAATCCAGCACGCCGGGGTTCTCACGCTCAAAGCGAGCGCGAGACTCTTTACGGATAACGAACTCGTCCGCGTGGACGATACCGGCGGGTTGGTATTTCCCGCCGGGGCCGGTGTAACCACCAACGTCGAACGACGGAATGCCACCGGTGTTGATACGTG